AGTTGGGGAACCCTCTTTGGCTCGATCAACCAGACTATCGACAACCAAGATCCGTCACTTTATCCTGGACTGTCGATAGTTTGATTTTCTATAATTGCGCTTACTGGCGTATTACGGAATTGTATGCAGATGATTTACGACCATCAAGATTCGAATGGATCGCTAATAATCGAGTTACATTTACCACTAATAAATTTGGCACAGAAATAGAAGAATACTTTGTTGATGGTGTAAGAGCGCCTATGTCTGGCATTGGAAGTCTTATTACTTTCCAGGGATTAACTGGCGGCGGAGTTTTGCAAACCGCTGCACGCACAATACAAAGCGCATTAGATTTAGAAAAGGCCGCAGCTATATCTGCACAAACTCCTATGCCAAGTGGTTACATTAAAAACACTGGCGCAGATTTACCAGAACAACAAGTATCAGGATTATTAGCACAATGGAAGCAAAGCCGACAAAACAGATCTACAGCATATTTAACTTCTACTTTATCTTATGAAACTACAGGATTTTCACCAAAGGAAATGGCTTACGTAGAAAGCATCCAATACAGTTCGACACAGGTCGCCAGGGCGATGAACGTACCACCATTTATGGTCAGCAGTGATATGAACAATAGTATGACCTATCAAAACATATTAGATTCTAGGAAAGAGTACGTATCTTACACTTTGCAACCTTACATTTGTGCAATAGAAGACCGACAATCTATGGATGATATTACCCCACGTGGTCACGTAGTTAAATTTGCTATAGAAGAATCGTTTTTAAGAGCTGACACAATTAAGCGCTTAGAAGCAATAGAAAAAATGTTAGCACTTGGCTTAATCGATGTTGAAGATGCCAAAGAAATGGAACAAATGACACCTAACGGGAGAGAAGTAGAAGATGATACTTACATTCAGTAGCCACATAGAGAGCGCCGACAATGAGCGCAGAGTAATTGCTGGCAAGATTGTGCCATTTGAAGAAGTGGGCAATACCTCAGTAGGTAAAGTGGTCTTTGCTAAAGGCTCAATCGAGATCGGTGATCCAGGCAAGGTCAAGATGCTTATGCAACACAGCCCAGAGCGCCCTATCGGTCGAATGCAAAAATTTAACCAAGCAGAAGACGGCATTTACGCATCATTCAAAATCAGTGCATCAATGCAAGGCCAAGATGCCCTAATACTTGCAGGCGAGCAGTTAATCGATGGCTTATCTGTTGGGGTAGACGTAAACAAGTCAATCCAGAAAAAAGATTATTTATATGTAACAAGTGCAACCCTTAAAGAGGTAAGCCTTGTTGAAAGCCCAGCGTTTAGCGCTGCACAAGTAACTAAAGTTGCTGCTAGTGAAAACGAAGCAGAGGACACAAACCAAACAACAGAAAGCGAGGCTCCTGTGGAAGATTTAGCAACAGCGCCACAAGAAGCAAAGGCAGAGGCTGCTACTCCTACAGTAGAAGCTGCTCGCCCAACAATCACAGCACCATATATTTCTACAAAAGTGCGTACACCTATTCAATCAATGGGTGGATACACAGAGCATAAAATTAAAGCAGCATTAGGCGACGATGACTCAAAGTTATTTATTGCAGCTGCTGATGATTTTGCTAACAATGGATTAGGATTTAATCCAACACAATATCTAACAGAGTTTGTAACTAATACACGCTTTGGCACTCCGGCAATTGATGCGTGCAGTCAGGGAACCTTGCCCCCAACGGGCCTTACAATCAATATACCTTCACTTGTTACTTCAAGTGGCGGTGGAACTGGTGTAGCACCAACTGTAACTGTAGAAGCCGAAGGCGGCGCAGTGTCAAATACAGATATGGTCAGCCAATATTTGAGCGGAACTGTATCCAAGTACAGTGGTATGAACACGCTCTCCGTTGAGCTTTTAGAAAGATCAGGTTATCCTGGCTTTTATGAGGAATTGACAAACCAACTTTCTCTAGCTTATTTGAAGACAATTGACACCACAGTATTAACTGCATTACTTGCAGCTGGTATGAATGGTACAAATACATCTGCAGACCTAGATGGTATTGTTGCATTCACTACAGAAGGTGCACGTACTATTTACTCAAACACAGGTTACTTTGCACAGAATTACATCGCTAACCCAGCACAATGGGGTGCGTTAATTGGTGCACAAGATACAACAAAGCGACCAGTATTTAATGCGCTACAACCTATGAACGCTGCTGGCCAAGTGGGCCCACAGTCGATCAGAGGGTCAGTGCTTGGACTTGATCTATACGTAGACAAGAATTTCTCAGCAACTACATTCGACGATGATTCTGCTGTAATCCTTGCACCAGAAGCATTCACTGTATATCACTCACCTCAGGCATATATGTCTGTAAACGTAGTATCAAACCTACAAGTACAGGTAGCAATTTACGGATATATGGCAACAATCGCCAAGATGCCTAACGGAATTATCAAGTACAAGAAGACCTGATAAGACCCGTTAATCAATAAGTAATCCCCTGGGGTTTAGTAGCCCTAGCCCTGGGGGAGTTTTTTAAAGAGAGGAATACAATGGCAGCCACTTATGTAACTGTTGCAGAGCTAAGAGCCAACTTAGGAATAGGCTCGTTGTATTCAGACAGCACTGTTGAAGAATGTGCTCAATCGGCAGAAGATTTACTCAATCAATATCTTTGGTTTAACACTGCACCTGTAGTGGGAACTGCATTACAAGATAACGTGGCAACACTTATGCTTGCTAATCCAAACGCATTCGTTGCAACCCAATCAATAGTAGTAAGTGGCTGCGGTGCCACATTTAACGGCACGCAGACAATTACAGGCACAATTCCACCTACATCTGGCACTACTAGCCTAATTCCAGTATTTATGTATAACTACGGCCAAGTCAATTACCCTAATGGTTATTCATTTGTGCAGTATGCAAGGACAGCTGCAGATCAAGTATTTCATAAAGTAGCACCATATGGAGTGGCTACAGGCCCAGACCATAAGACCCAATCTTACGCGACAACCCCTGCCATAAGAGAGGCTGCGATGATCGTAGCTGTAGACATCTGGCAAGCACGTCAAGTTAGCCAGACAGGTGGGGTCGGTATGGATGGGATCTCTGCCAGCCCTTATCGGATGGGTTATCAGCTGATTAACCGAGTGCGTGGTCTCATCCAGCCGTATTCAAGTCCAGCATCACTGGTCGGCTAATGGCCGCAATAAGCACTTTACGTGGCACGCTAGCAACCGCTTTAGCAAACGCTGGAGTATGGTCTACCTTTAGTTTTCCACCAGCAACTTTGCTTGCTAATAGCGTTGTAGTAACACCTAGCGATCCTTACATCGTGCCAAGCAATAATAGCCAGACAAGCATCGCACCTTTGGCAAATTTTAAGATTTTAATAACCGCCCCTGCATTTGACAATCAGGGTAACCTAAAAGGCATAGAAGATTTTATTGTGGCAGTAGTAACTAAACTGGCGGCATCAACCCTGGTTTACAACATATCAAGTGTCTCCGCTCCAGCTATAACCAATGCAGCTAGTGGAGATTTATTAACATCAGAAATAACTGTATCAATCCTAACGAGCTGGAGTTAAAATGAGCACACAAGCAGAAGACTTAGCCTTCTTAATTAAGACAGGCCAGATCAAAGAAACACCAAAACCAACTGCACAAACAAAGAAAGATGAGGAATAACAATGGCAATCTATTTAAATAACAATGTTGGTGTTAAGTTGGCAACAGCAGCAGCCAAGACAACACCTTCTATTGACATTTCTGCATATGTAACCAATGCAGTAATTAACCAAGTAGCGGATGAGCTAGAAGTTACAGCTATGGGCGACACAGCCCACAAGTTTGTGGCTGGCCTACAATCTGGCACCTTAACACTTGACTTTATCAATGACTGGGCATCTGCTCAGGTAATGCAGACTTTGAATGACTGCTTTGGTCAGACAATCTCTGTTTCAATGATTACAGTTAAAGGCACAGCAGTATCAGCAGCAAACCCATCTTACCAATTCTCAATTTTGGTAAATAACCTAACTCCACTAGGTCAGGGCGGCGTGGCTGAGATCGCTACCTCTTCAGTAACATTTACTATAAACTCCGCAGTAACAGTATCGCCATCGGTGGCGTTCTAACCAAGGGGTAACAATGGCAAAGCTAAAGATAACAAGGGCTAATGGTGAAGTATCAGAACACAAGATCACACCAGGTGTTGAGTACGCTTTCGAATTAACGTACGGATCAGGACTCAGCAAGCTCTTGCGAGAGCATGAGCGTCACACAGAGATAATCTAGCAGG